AATGGTGGTACAACTTTGCGTATGCGTAGATATAATCCTTTAGCTACTGCGTTAGTTCCACTTGGTAATTCAGGTGTAACTCCTCCAGCTCAAAATTTAACAGCTGTGGATATTGATGCGAAAATCTCATTTTATGGAACATATGTGATCCTTAATGAGCAAGTAACGCTTCAAAACCAAGATCCAGTTCTTAATGAATGTGCTGCTCGTCTTGGTGTGTCACTTCGTCAAACAGAAGATGAATTAACACGTAACATGCTTGCATCTACTGCTGCATTTATTAACTGCACAGGTGGTGTTAATGGTGATATGCCAACAGAATTAACTCGTTCAGATGTTGATAATGTGGTTCTTGCGCTTCTTGGAAACAATGCGTATACCATTTTAGATAACATTGAAGGTGAAGATAAATTTGGTACAGCGCCAGTTCGTGATGCATACTTTGCTATGTGTCATACTGATTTGACTAAAGATATGGATTCAGTTGATGGATTCATACAAAAAAATCAATATCCATCACCAATGAATGCTCTTCGTTCAGAATGGGGTGCTATTGGTAACTTAAGATTTTTAGTTTCATCTATTGGCTCTATTAATCCAAATGCGTCTAATCTTGGTGCAAATGTTTATAATATATTTGTTGCTGGTATGGAAGCTTATGCATGTATCGAACAAGATGGATACTCTGCACAATTTATCTATAGACCACCAATATATGATGGACCGTTGGCTTTGAACGCATCTGTTGGTTATAAATTTGCCGAAGTTCCAAGAATCTTGAATGATCTTTGGGTTCTTAATCTTCGTTGTACTCAATCATAAGGAGATCTCATGGATAATACTATCGTTCAAGTTGGTAATTTTGTATCAACTGGTGCAAATACTGTCATTCAATTGCGTGAAAGCGTTGATTGGATGGAAGTTTATAACGTTACTCAAGCTAATGGCATTCAGACTACTGGATATGCTGTGAAATTTTACTGGCAAAATGGTTTNTCTTCAGATGCTGCTTGGAAAACATTTGTCTTTAATGATGCCAATGTGCAAAACTCAGAAATATTTATATCATCTGTTGGTTTTACTTATGTTGATAGTTCAGCAGTACAAAATGGCGTAATTTTAAATACTATTACAGCTATTTCAAATGCTTCTATTCCTGTTGTAACTAATTCAGGTACTAATGGACTTGTTCCTGGTAGCGTTGTTCGTTTGTTCAATGTTGCTGGTGCTCAANAATTAGGNGCTATGGACTTTACTGTTGGTTATAATACATTATCTTCTACAACTTTCAGTTTAGACTATATGCCTCAAATTGCTGCTGGTACAACTGGATCATTCCAACAAATCAATTGGAATCCAGCATTCTATCCTGCTCGTCGTTACATTACACAAATTACTCAAGCTGCTCAAGCTGTTGTAACTTTGTCTGTAACACATCAATATCAAGTTGGACAATTGGTTCGAGTTGTTGTTCCTGCTGCATTCGGCATGGTTCAAATGAATAATCTACAAGGTACAATTGTAGCTGTTAATACTTCAACAACAGGTTCTGGTTCAAACTCTATTACATTAGATATTAATTCTAGTGCATTTAGTGCATTTGTATTCCCATTAAGTTCTGCAGCGCCATTTACATCTGCTGAAATCGTTCCAATAGGTGAAGATACTGGATTTGCATTAAGTGCTAATCAAAATATATTATCTGATGCGACTGTTGATACAGGTTATATTGGTATGATTCTTGCTGGTGGTGCTAATGGACCTGCTGGTGTAGCTGATGATTTAATTTTCTGGAGAGCTGGTAAAGCATTTAGCAATACTGGATTATCTTCATACTAGTAAATTAATTATATCTACTTGATATGGATCTATCCTAGCGCTAGGATAGATCCATCATTTGTAAAATATTAAGGAGTGCTATGGAAAGTCACGAAATATCAAAAGTTAAAACTAAAGAGGGAACAGTAACATCTTTAAAGTTTCAAGAATCTATTGAGCCTAAAAATGTTACTCGCAACAAAAAAAGTTTAATGAGCAAAGCTGAAAAAGAAGCAAATGAAGCTGAATTAAAAAGTCAGTGGATGAAAGACAGTGAAATGGTTCGTGGTATTTTTAGATATCATGAATGTCCAGGTGGAGTTTTAGGTTTTCCATTTTTGAAATATAAGTATGATGAAATGCAGACTTATAATTTAAAAGATGGTGAAGTATATGAATTACCATTAATGGTTGCAAAACATTTAAATACTAACTGTTGGTATCCATCATATAATTATAAAAATGATGTTAATGGACAACCGGTTGTAAGTTTAGCAGAAAAAGTTAGAAGAACTAGTTTTCAGAGTTTAGAATTTGTTGATATTGAAGATCAAAGTATGAAATCACTTACGGGTAGAAAACCTCAAAGTGGATTGAAAGAACAGTCAGGATCTTCGTTGCCGAGATAGGTATAAAATGGCTATACTTGCTTATCCATATCCGATGTTTCAAAGAGCAATGCGTATCATTGCTTCTGTAACTAATGGTTATCCTGCTGTAGTAACTACAACGTTTAATCATCAATATATTACTGGTATGATTGTGCGATTGAATATTCCAACTGGATATGGCATGGTACAGGCCAATCAGAAATATGCACCTATTACCGTGACAGGCGATACCACATTTACTATCGATATTAATACAACTAATTTTCCAGCCTTTGTGGTTCCTGCGTCATTTCCTTATAATGCTCAATATGCTCAAGTGACACCTATTGGTGAATTGAATTATACATTACAGGCTGCAACACAAAATGTTCTACCGTATATGGCTACATAAAATTAGGAGTAAAACATGGCGCAAACTACATTGGCTACGATACAACAAAAAATTAGAAGACTTACTAGAAGTCTTGATGAAACATTATTATCTACGTCAGACTTAAATCAATATATTAACACATTTGTATTATATGATTTTCCTGAGCATTTAAGATTGTTCAATTTGCAATCTACATTTACATTTTATACTCAAGCATATATTGATACATATTCAACGAATTCTACTAATCCTTTAGATCCTTTATACAACTTTGATAATATATATTTGACAGTTAATCCACCGATATATATTGCTGGTTATGAAGCATTATTTATGGAATCTCGTAAGCAGTTTTATGGAATATATCCATTATTGAATAGTATTGCATCTATTGGTATTTCAGGTGATGGATCTACTACAAATTTTACAGGTGTTATTAATACAAACCAGTCTATTAACTATCCATTTGTGACAAATAATACACAGGGTGTAATATTATTACGAAATAATGTTTTGTTTAATTCTATTGATACGAACAACAATACATTAACACTCATAGATTATCCGTATAATGTAACTACTGGTTATATGGGTGTTCCTGGAACTCCTGCTACACCTACATCAAATAATGGAACGATTAACTATTTAACTGGTCAATTTAATATAACATTTCCTGTTGCTCCTGGAGTTGGTCAGCCTATTAATAGTCAGACTCTTCCGTTGCAACCATCATTGCCTCAAACAATGTTATTTTATGATGGTCAGTTTGTTTTGCGACCTGTTCCAGATCAATCATATGCTGTACAAATGGAAGTATTTGTACGACCAACTGAATTACTTTCAGAAGGACAATCACCACAATTAGAAGAATGGTTTCAATTAATTTCGTATGGCGCCGCAAAAAAAATCTTTGAAGACAGAATGGACTTAGAAAGTGTTGCTCTTATACTTCCAGAATTTCAAAAACAAATGACGTTGTGCCAAAGACGCACAATTGTGCAGCAAACTACGCAAAGAACTGCTACAATATATACTCAAGACAATGGTGCTGCTGGTGCCTATGGACCTGGTTGGTTTTCTGGCGGTGGGCAGTCTTGATTTAATTGGGGCAGCTAAATGGTAGATTTGAGAAAAATTTGTAAACATTGTTCTGTTGATCTTACGGAATTTAATATAGTTAAGAACGGTACCAGAAATGGTATCGTTCGATATAAAAAAGAATGTAAGCCTTGCTATAGCAAAAATGTTATCAAGTTATATTCAAAGACAGATGCTAAGCGATGTTATGCTAGGAATTATTTACGAAAGATTGGCAAAGTTAAAGAATATCCATGTCAAACATGTGCTCAACCATGTTATAAAAAATATGCTAAAGCATTTTGTTCTGATAAGTGTAGATTTTTATCATATGTTGATAAACAAGAATATTGTTGGATATGGAAAGGTGCAACAAATAGGCGTCGATATGGAAAGTTTTGCTTTAAAGAAAATAAAACTGATATAGCGTCACGTGTTTCTTATGAACTTTTTGTTGGTCCCATAGAATCTGGTAAGTTTATATGTCATGAATGTGATATTCCTTTATGTGTAAATCCAGATCACTTATGGGTTGGATCACATGTAGAAAATATGATGGATATGGTTGATAAAGGAAGACAATATTCTCGACTCAATACATTTGATGTAGTTAATATTAGAAAAATGTGGGATGCTGGAATGTCTCAAGGTAAAATAATGGAAAAATTTAATGTTACCAATTCTCAAATTAGCAATATGGTTGCTAGAAGAACATGGAAGCATATTTAATTAGGAGATAGATTATGGCCTTCAATCCTAACGTCCCTCAAGGAACTGACAAACTTTCTAACTCACAGTCAGATATATTGGCTAACTTTCAAGCGCTTGCACCTTTTGGATTTGGTTATGCAGATTTTTCATTGCAAGGATCTATACCATCGATTCCTACTGGTGATAATGGTATGTATACATTTTTATATTCTCAAACAAGCACTAATGAGTTATATATAACCAAGCAATCATTAGATGCGCCAACTGATATACCATTTGCTGCTTCATCTATGAGTAATACTGCAATGGCATCATGTACTAATGGTTGGTCATATTTGCCTAGTGGTATACTTGTTAAATGGGGAACATATCAACCATCTAATGGATCGATTGCTGTTGTTCCAGTTAATGTTTTGAGTGGTGGTCCTAATTATAATGTTATATTTCAAACATATGTAACACCAAGTTGGACTGGTTCTGCATCTAATAGTGCTTCTATTCCTGTATATGTTCCTGGAAGTGGTACATTAGCTGGTAACTTTCAATTGTTTGTAACAAATTATAATGCTTCTAGTTATGTAAATTATCTTATAATCGGGGTTTAATATGGCAAAAACCGATAGATTTATGATAGCACCTATTACAGGTGGCTTACAAACTGACTTAAAAGCATGGCTCATTACAGATGATGCTTTTTCTACATTACAGAATGCATATGTTTTTAGGGGACGAGTTCGTAAAAGATTTGGATCATATTTAATGAATCAATCGGTTCCTACAAATATTGCACAATTAAACTCTCGAGTCAGAATAAATATAGGCCGTACAGATGGTACAGGTAATTTTGCTGGTGTTGCACCAGGTAATGTATTTGATATAGGACAAATATTCTCTGTCGGATCTAATATATTTACGGTATATCAAGATGGTACCACTATGCCTATGTTATCAACAGGGCCGGGATCTGGTATTTATACAACAGGTGTTAGTGGTGGTGGTGTAGCCATAACTGGATCTAATACGTTTGCTAATGTTTATTTTTATCCAGCTACACCTATTATTGGTATTGTTACATTTGATGATGATCAATTAAATAATGAACAACCAATTGCTTTTGATACGCAATTTTCTTATCAATATACGAGTGGTGGTTGGCAAGTTTTAGATAATGTATTATATGGAACTGCTAATCCTGCGGCAATTTGGACCGGTTCTGATTCTCAATTGATGTGGGGATATACATATAGAGGTGCATCAAGTGCTGACTACTATCTTTTTGTTTCTAACTTTAATACTCCTGATTTATTGCGCTACTACAATGGATCTACTTGGAATTTTTTAAGTCCTGTTCTTAATGGTACTAATACATTATTAACTGCACGTATAGTTGTTCCCTTTAAAAACCGATTGCTTGCTCTTAATGTTGTAGAACTCAATCAAGGCGTTAATATTGGAACCACTGATAGTTCAGGTAATTTTAGTGGTACAGCATCTGGTTCTACATTTGCAGCAGGTCAATATTTCTTAGTTGGAACAACATTGTTTACAACGAATAGTGGATCTGGTGCTGTAGCAATGACTGTTAGTGCTATTAACGCTACTGGAAATAGTTCTGCTCCTGTTGCTTCAGGAACATTTAATACAGCAAATGGTGCAGTTGTAATTACAGGTAATGGTACAAATACATATCAACCTGTTTACTATTTATCTAATGTTGGTGGAACTCAAGAAGCATATGTTAATAGATGTAGATTTTCTCAAAATGGATCTCCTATAGCAGCAAATGCATGGCTTGATAGTGTTGCTGATCTTGGTGATTATATTGATTGTCCAGTAAAAGAACAAATTATTACTGCTCAATTTTTAAAAGATAGATTGATTGTTTATTTTGAATCAAGTACATGGGAACTTGTATTTACCGGTAATGAAGTGCAACCGTTTACATGGCAACAATTTAATACAGAACTTGGATGTGAATCTACTTTTTCTGTTGTTCCCTTTGATAAATTTACTATAGCTATTGGTAACGTTGGTATTCATTCTTGTAATGGGTCAAATGTGGAGCGTATTGATGATAAAATACCGGATGATGTATTTGGTATATCAAATGAAAATGATGGTATATATCGCGTTTATGGCATTAGAGATTATTATGCAGAAATGGTTTATTGGTCATTTCCTGCAATTGAACTTGATTCTGATTATCCAAATAGGGTATTAGTATATAATTATAAGACCGGTTCTTGGGCATATAATAATGATACGATAACTGCATTTGGTTATTTTCAAAACCCAAATGCTATTACATGGGAAACAACTGGTCAAACATGGGAAGAGTATATTGCTACATGGAATTCACCAACACAAAATAATTTGTTTAAGCAGATTATTGCAGGTAATCAGGAAGGATTTATATTCATTGTTGATACTGAAACAACAAGAAATGCTCCTGCATTGCAGATTACTAATATGAGTAAATTTGAAGATCTCGTAATTATTAATGCAATTAATCATAATTTACAATATGTTTCTAGTGTTAATAATCCAACTGGTGGGGATTATGTAGTTATAGAAAATGCACAAGGCGTTACTGGAATCAATGGAAATATTTACCCAATACTTTATGTTCAAGATGCAAATAATTTTATTATACAAGAACCTGCTTTTTCTGGTACCTATATAGGCGGTGGTACTGTTGCTCGAGTCTCTAATATAAATATTAAAACAAAGCAGTATAACTTTTATGTAAATCAGGGAAGAAACTTTGCGATTAATAAAATTGATTTCTTGGTAGATAGAACCGATTATGGACAGATTACAGTAGATTATTTATTATCATCATCTACGCAAAATGTATTACAAGATGCATTAGTTACTGGAGCATTGGTTGGCAATGGTGTATTAACAACGGCAGCATATACGTATTCTTCTTTAGAACAATCACAAGCACGATTGTGGCATCCAATATATCCAATGGTTAATGGTGAATGTATTCAGTTAAATTTATACATGAATGACAACGCTAATAATTCACAGATAAGAAATCCTGATATTGCGTGGGCAGATTTTACGCTTCATGCTATGACATTTTATGCAACGCCTACAAGTTCGCGACTTCAATAATATTATTTTCTGGGAGCCTATTATGAAAAGCTCCCAGAAAAACAATTGGACGGAGAATCTATATATAGCATATCAACTTTTAATATATTCTACTATTACATAGCAAACTGTATATGGTGAATAATCTATGGCAGTAGTAATATTTACATATGCATTATCTATAGTGATCATAATATTTTGGTTTAATGTTGGACTAGAAAATGGTATTGGAATAGCGCCAAATGTATTTACATTTGTTGCACATCCATAAATTCTTGTAAAAGAATATCCTGAATTGCTATTGATATAATGTGGTACACTTATAGTAGTAGCATTTGGCAGTGCGCCAAAGTTAATAACTTTTCTAAATGCTTGTCTGAATGTTGGTGTTGTAGGAGATTGAGCGGTATTTATTGGATTTGGGAAAAACAGTTGGCTTGATAGAAATTCTTGTTCTGTGTAATAACCTGTATCTTTTAAATTAACAGCTAATGCCATTTTGTTAAGGTTTTGGTAAAGTCGCACGAATAGTTCTCGCAGTTCGGGTGATATATCTTGTAAGTTATATATTTGACTGACATCCCAAACATTTGTTGTTGGTACCATCATTCCTGGATTTGATTGTGGACCATAAGATCGTGCCATTATGAAACCCTTCTCATTTTCTAAATTTATATTATATCATAGTACGGTACTATATATAATATGACCATACTATAATAATGGTTTTGGAGAAAGTTATGCCTAGAAGATTAACTACACAAGAACTTGTGGCTAAAGCACGAAAAGATAAGGAAAAAGCTAAAGCTCAAGCTGCTTTAGCACAAAGCAATCCTAGATTACTTAAAGCACAACAAAAACAAGCTGCAAAAGAATATACACAAAAGCAAAAAGAAAAAGCAGCTAAATATAAAGCGAATCATCCAGAACAGCAAAGTGGTTTTAATAAATTTTTGCATGGAACTCCTGAGAACATACGACAGTTAGAAAGATTTACTCCAGAACAAAAAGCGTTAGCGGATGCAAATATTAAAGCAGCAATGAGTCAATTGCAAAATATTAATAATTTAAAACCAACTCAACCAACTAATGTTAATGTACAACCATTAACACCTCTTGCAAATACAGAGTTTGGTCCTATTGAACAACAATATAGAAGTAATTTTCCTCACACGATTGCAAGTATTGCAGACCGATTTACTGCTAGTGGTGGTCAAGGAACTGGTGCTTTTAAAAGAGCTTTAGGATCAGCAGCTGCTAATTTAGAAACAGATCTTGCTGCTATGAAAGCTCAGCACGGATTCCAACAAAATCAACAAACATTACAACAAAATCAGCAAACGCTTGCTCAAAACCAGCAAGGATTTCAGCAAGCAGGTTTAAATCAAAATCAACAGGGATTGGATCAAAATCAAAGACAGTTATTGCAGCAATATCTTCAACAATTACAAAGTGTTGGATTAACTCCTCAGTTTGATACTAATATTCAAGAATCAACACCTGGACTTTTGCAAAACGCGGCAGAAGGATTAGGTAATCTTTTAACAAGTGCCCCACAATTATTAACTGCATTTCTTACAGGTGGTAGAAGTAATGGGAAAGACAATGAACAACAGCAGCAACCACAAAATAAACAAATTCAGAATGCACCTGCCGCTCCAGTGGCACCTGCAGCTCAAGTATCTCCTGTATATAATAATGCTGCGCAAGGAATGCCAAATGCACAAACCAATCAATCTCAATTATCGTCTTTTAAACCAAATGTTCAGCCATCATTATTATCCGTACTTAATACTTTGAGCACTCCTCAAGTTGCAAATCAAGAATTTAGTAATGGTGCTCCTAAATTTTCTAGAACTGGAATTCAAGCTTCACCTGGTTTTGTATCATCTAATGATGCATCAAGCTTTGGAGGAAATGATTATGGTTCTTCATTTAAAACAGCACCAACATTGAATATTTTAAGAGCACTTTCAAATCCATCAATATATAACCCACAATTAAAAGCATTACTTGCTGCTCAAGGTGGATTGTTTGGTAATGATAATCAGGTTAATCGATAACATATAGGAACTATTATGGCAGTATATTTCACAAAAGGATCAAATCCATATAGTAGCGTTGGTGCTGCATTAGGAACTGGACTTACAAAAGGATTGGATGCTTTAGCTAAAGATAAAATTCACAACATGCTTCAACAAAAAAAGGAAGCACATTTATCTAAATTATTACAGGCAGTAAATTATAATGAACCAACGGCTAATATATTAGCTAATTTAGCTCATTTAAACCCAAATCACTTTCATGATTATTTAGAAATGGTTGGTTCTGGTGGTCAGCAGCAACCAGTTGGTGGTCAACAAGAACAACTTGGTCAACAATTTGCCGCTCCTGAACAAAATTTTATTCAACCTAATATGAATCAACAAAATATGGGAGAGCAAAATAATCAAATGGCGCCTGTAGTTCAACAGCAATCAAAGTCTTTACAAAGGCAACAACAAGAAGCAACGCCATTGTTTGCTAATAAAAGAAAAGAAAATCTTGTTTTACAAGAAGCATTAGAAGATAAAAAAGCATTGGCGGAGCAGCAAAAAGAAATTAGAAAAGAAGTTCTTCCGTTTGTTAAAGATGTTCGATCAAAAGCTCGTGGCGCTGAAGAAAACGATCTTCGTCTTGATAGAATGGAAGCATTGATAAATACTGGTAAAGTAGATACTCCGTTGTTTGCAACATTAATTAAAACTATAACTCATGGAGTTTTTGGAGTTGGTTTAGATTTAACAAGTGTTTTATCTCCTGAATCTCAGCAATTTGAAAAATTAAGTACTGATTTTTTAAAGAACGCTAAAGATCTTTTTGGATCTCGTATTACCGATCAAGAAGTGCAGAATTTTTTAAAAACAATTCCATCTTTAACGCAATCTAATTCTGGAAAGATAGCTGTTATAGAAAATCTAAAAGATTTTAATGAAGCAGCTAAAGTTAAACGAGATATTACTAATGAATTGTTAAAAAAATATGGTTCTAATTTACCAGCTAATTTTGAAGATCAAGTCGAAGAATTAGCGCGACCTTCACTTGATGCATTAGCTGAGAAATTCAAAAAAGTTGCGGATATAAATCCAGCAGCATATGCAGGATATTCTTTTCCTGGTAGTGGTTTTTTTCGTTAAAATAGCAAAGAGAATCGTAGGGGTATTAGATACGATTCTCTTTGCTAAATTGTAGAGGTTTTTGCAATTATAGAGATGCAGCTCTATTGTCATGAATGTTAGCAATTTTTTGATTATAAGTAACGCATTTATCTAAAAATAATTTTGTTCCTGTTATAAGCATTATAATAAAACACAATGTTGTTAAAGCATACATATATGGATTTGGTTCATATATAACTACAAAGGGTTCTAGATCTTTATTTTTTTGGTTCTTGTTCTTCATATTGTTTTTCTCTTTTTATTTGTTCCCATAATGCTCTCATTATATATTTTGTCATGGTTACATTTCTATATAATGATCTTTGTTTTATTTCTTTGTGGAATGTTGCTGATGTTTTAATGGTTATTCTTTTTATATCTTCGTCCATTATTATTCCTATTTTAAAGCGTATATGTGAAATGTTAACATGCTTACACGATTATTATCAAGCTGTATTGCTTAAATTAGGCACCTCTATTAACTGGTATCGATAATATTTTAATCTATATTTTAAGTAAGTAAGGTGCATTATGGCAGTAGCTAGAAGAAATAGATCTTTAGTTGGTTATGGATTGGATAATGCTTTGCAAGGCTTATCTCCTTTGCCAATTGTTTCACAAAGAAATCCTACAGTAAATGATTCAGCTGAAATTGGTACAGTCTGGATCAATAGTTCTAATAACGATTATTTTATATTAACAAGTGTTTATGCTGGAAGTGCAAATTGGGCATCTCAAGGTTCTTCTATTGGTATATTTACTCAATTATCAGTAGATTCATCTGATCAAATTGATTTAGTAACAACTGCTGGTGTTACTATTTCTGCTGCAGCTGCTGATGGTATTTCATTTACCAATGGTACTCAGTCAGTTAAAATTCTTGTTGGCACAGGAAGCCCTTCTGGTTCAGTTTCTGCACCTCACGGATCTTTATTCTTTAATGTTGCGGGTAGTGCTACAAATAACAGAATGTATATTAATACAAATGGTACAACTGGATGGACAGCGGTTATTACTGCTTCTTAATGCATATAACTCTTGTTTTGGATAAATAACGAAAGGGTTATTATGGCTTTAGGTAAACAATTAAGAGTCGAAGCAGTTCGAACTCTTGATTATTCAGGCATTAGTGGATCTTATGCTCCTGTTGGATCGCCTTCAACAAGACCAGATGGAGTTTTGCAATTTCAAAATTTAACCAATGCTTCTTTAATGGTTTCATTTGATGGAATTGTGGATCATTTTCCATTACCTGCTAATTCCTATTTTGTAATTGATGTTACAACTAATCAACCGTTTAATGTTGGTGGATTGTATTTAAGTATTGGAACTCAGATGTATGTAAAAGCATTATCTGGATCACCAAGTTCTGGAAGTATGTATATTACATTTTATTATGGTGCCGATTAGGAGGATACTATGTCAAAAATGGGTTCCTTTGGTTCTGGAGGCGGTGGTGGTTCTGGTATATTGACAGTCACGGGTAATACAGGTGGCGCAGTTCCAGGTGATATATCACAAAATATTAATCTTGTTGGTGCTGGTAGTGTTACTGTTTCTGGTAATGCAGGCACAAATACGCTTACTATAACCACATCAACTTCTGAATCAACAACATATGTTAGCAGCAGTCCTTATACAGTTTTAACTACTGATGATGTTTTGTTGATGGATACAGCAACGTATGCATCTCCTATGACAGTATTACTTCCAGATAGTCCTGCAGTTGATGGTCAACAATGGACCATCAAAGATTGGAGTGGTCAGGCTACATCGTTTAATGTTACGGTAACAACTGTTTCTGGTTCAACACTTATTGATGGTGCTACATCATTTGTTATTGCTAATAACTATGAATCTGTAACTGTTGTATGGAGTTTATCTCAATCAACATATTCTATTGTTTCTGAAGTTTTACCATCTGTTATAGATTTGCCATATACAACATCAACAACTGGTTATGTTGCTATTGATGGTTCTTCAGTATTACAGGCTATTGGTGGTAGTAATATATTTGCTGGAATAGGTGCTGGTAATTTTACAACTACTGGTAGTAATAATTCTGGATTTGGTCTTGGTGTATTAAGTGCCTTAGGTACTGGTAATAATAATACAGCAGTTGGAAGTGGTGCTTTAGCTAATTCAACTAATGATAATAATAGTACTGCAGTAGGATATGGTGCTTTAGGTGCTTTAAATGGTGCAAGTAATAATACAGCAGTAGGATATGGTGCTTTAGGTACATCGCAAACAGATAGTGGTAATACAGCTGTTGGTTATTGGGCATTGCTTAATGTTAATGGTGGTGGCAATAATACCGCTCTTGGTACATCTACGTTATCGCAATCGCAAAGTGGCGCTAATAACGTTGCGCTTGGTTATGCAGCTCTTGCAACAAGTCAATTTGATAGTAATAATACGGCTGTTGGATCTCAAGCACTTACAGCGCTTAATGGTGGCTCTGCTAACGTTGCCCTTGGTGCTAGTGCTTTAATTACTTCAGTATCAGATAGTAACAATACTGCTATTGGTTATGGTAGTTTAACGAGTTGTAATGGTGGTAGTTATAATACTGCGGTTGGTACCTATTCATTAGGTGCGTTACAGAATGGTCAAGTAAACGTTGCGCTTGGTTATGCAAGTTTACCTAGCCTTACAACAGGAAGTAGCAATGCTGTTGTTGGTGAAAATGGATTTGAGCAATTAGTATCTGGTAGCTATAACTTAGGTATGGGTCAATTTACTGGTGCGAATTATACTAGTTCTGAATCAAATAACATTGTCTTTAATCATGGTGGTGTTACTGGTGAAAACAATACATTACGTATTGGTAGTGGCAGTGGTTCAGGTCCTCAACAATTGTCAGCAGCATATATTTCAGGTATTGATGGTGTAAATCTCAATACAGCTAATGTTGTCGTAGAAGCTTCAGATCAGTTAGGTACTGCGGTATTGACTCCTGGTGCTGGTATATCTATATCAACTAGTACTAATGAGATTATTATTGGTTGTACAGTTTCTGGTGCAACATCTACTACATATGTTAATTCAACACCGTATACTGTGCTTACTACTGATCAAAATATTTTAGTTGATACAGCAACGATTGCTGCTGCTTCTAATATTATTTTACCTGATAGTCCAGCAGTTGATGGACAAGTATGGACAATTAAAGATTGGAGTGGTCAATCGGCTACATATCCAGTAACGATTAATACAGTTTCATCTTTATCGATTATTGATGGTAGCACTACATTTATATTGGCGAATGCTTATGAATCTGTAAGTGTTGTGTGGAGTTTATCTGAATCTACTTATTCGATTGTATCTGAAGTAGAACCTGCAGTTATTTCATTGCCTACCACAACTGCTACTACTGGATTTGTTGAAATAGGTGGTACTCCTGTATTACAAGCATTTGGTAATCAATGTATTTTTGTTGGTGCAAATGCTGGTACATTAACATTTGATCCAACAGTTTGTCCTAATAATACGGTTGTTGGTTATGGTGCAATGTCTGTTATGGCTACTGTTGAAGATAACGTTGCTATTGGTGCTTATGCATTACAGAATTGTACTAATGCTCAATATAACGTTGCTATTGGTTCTCAAGCAATGAATCAAGCAACAAGTGGTATTTATAATGTTGTTATTGGCTTCCAGACTGGATATGAACTTAATGGTGCTAATGGTGTTACAGCAATTGGTACGTATGCACTTTCTGCATCTAATTCAGATCAATATAATACCGTTGTTGGTTATAATGCTCTTGGTGAACTTAATGGTGGTGGCCACAATGCATCGTTTGGTGATAATTCTGGACAAAATTTAGCTTCTGGTGAGTACAATATTTTCTTTGGTAGTAATGCTGGTGGTAATTATAATGCTGCTGAATCAAGCAATATATCGATTGGTAATGCTGGAACTCCTGGAGAAAACAATACATTACGTATTGGTAATAACACAGGTTCGGGACCACAAGAATTATCGGCAGCATATATTTCTGGTATTGATGGTGTTAATTTAAATAGTCTTAATGTGGTGGTGGAAGTATCTGATCAATTGGGTACTGCAGTATTAACTCCAGGTGCTGGAATATCTATTACGACTGGTGTCAATACGATTACTATTGCATCAACAAGTTCATCTACACCATCAACTACGTATGTTAATAGTAGTCCATATACTGTATTGGCTACTGATTATGTAATTATGATTGATACGGTATCTATTGGTGCTGCTTCAACAGTATTACTTCCAGAAGCGCCATCATATGATGGTGAAGAATGGACTATTAAAGATATTACTGGTGCTGCTGCTACATATCCGATTACGGTTCAATCAGTGCTTGGTGATATTAATATAGATTTATCGACTACATTTGTAATGAATACAAATTTGCAATCTGTAACTGTTGTTTGGAGTGCATCTCAAGGACAATATTATATAATTTAATGAATATTTTACCTCTTTAAGGAGATTTTCTTATGGCATATCAACAATCGAGTCCTATATTAGTTATTGCTGGCGGTACGGGTTTACGAAGTATTACTGCGTATAATCTTATCATTGGTAACGGAACCGGTACTCCAGCATTAGTTGCTCCAAGTGCGACAGCTGGTATTGCTCTTGTTTCTAATGGTTCAGCTGCTAATCCACATTATTCAACTGTTTTGGTTGCGGGTGGTGGTACAGGTGCTGTTTCATTAACTGGTATATTGACTGGTAATGGTACATCTGCATTTACTGCAAGTGCTGTTAGTCAATATTATACATTAGTTGCTGGTGCTTCTAATGCTGTTTCTGGTGTTGCTCCATCTGCGACTGCAGGTATTCCATTAGTTTCTGGTGGTTCAGCTGCTAATCCATCATATACAACAGCTGTTGTAGCTGGTGGTGGTACAGGCGCTATTACATTTACTGCATATGCTCCTGTTATTGCTGGTACTACTTCTACTAGTGCGTTCCAATCTGCATCTACTGGATTGTCAACTTCTGGTTATGTATTGACATCGAATGGTTCTTCTGCAGTTCCTAGCTTCCAAGCTATTCCTGCAGCTAGTCCTGTATTGCCTGTTACCTATGTAAACTTTGCTGCGAGTCCATATACCGTATTATCTACTGATGTTTATTTACAAGTAGATGTAACTGGTGGTCCGATTACTATTAATTTACCTGATGGTCCAGCAACTGGCAGATATTATACGATTAAAGATTCTGTTGGATTGGCTGCTACTAGCAATATTACTGTTACAACGGTTAGTGGTACAGATACTATTGATGGTGTGACATCATTTGTTATGAATACAGGATATCAGTCAATCAATGTTATTTTTGATTCTGCAAATTACGAAATATATTAATATCATTTTATATTTTGTTATATCATACAAGGGGTGGCTACGCTGCCCCTTTAAAGTAAAATTAATTATTGGAGATATATATGGCATATAAAAGAATAAGTCCTCAGCCAGTTACTGAAGGTGGCACTGGCGTTAAGACGGTTACCGGAGTTCTTATTGGTAATGGTACATCTTCTATAAGTGGTAATGCTGTTACTCGATATTATACATTGGTTGGTGGTGCAAGTAATGCTATATCATCTATTGCACCAAGTGCAACATCTGGTATTCCATTAATTTCTAATGGTTCTTCTGCCAATCCAAGTTATTCAACAGCTGTAGTAGCTGGTGGTGGTACTGGAAACACATCATTTACTACATACGCTCCAATTTGTGGTGGTACTACTACAACAGGAACGCTACAATCAGCTACAACTGGAATGTCGAATTCAGGCTATGTTCTTACATCTACTGGTTCATCAAGTTTACCAACATGGCAAGCAGCTAGTGGTGGTAGTGGTATTACTACAATTAATGGCAATAGTGGCTCAGTAACTGGAAGCACAATTACTATAACTGGTGGATCATCGGGTGCTAAATTTTCTGGATCTGGCACAACACTTACTGAGTCTTTTAATTATTTATCTTTACCTGCAACAGATGGTGCTGGTAATGGTCAAATAAGTTTTGGTGGTACAACTACATTACAATTTTTTAATAATGGTACTTTTGTTGGACTTTTTGCTGGTAATTATACTACTGGTAATCAAGCTACGGGTATTGGTTATTATGCTTTAAATGCATTAACAACGGGTAATAACAATTGTTGTATTGGAACAACTGCAGGTCTTAATTTGCAAAGTGGTAATTATAATACGGCAGTGGGAGAGTATGCTTTAACGCAATCTGTGTCCGATGGCGCAAATACAGCAATTGGCGCTTATTCAATGCAAAATTTTACAGGACCTCAAAACACTGCAGTTGGATCAACTGCATTAATTGCAGGTTCTGGACAAGCAAATACTGCTATTGGTCAAGGTTGTTTAAGTAATGCAACTACATCGAATTATAATACTGGATTAGGTCAAAGTGTTATGAATTCATTGGCAACTGGAGCTTATAATCTTGCATGTGGTGCTAATGGTGGTGTAAATTATATTGGTTCTGAATCAGGTAATATTGTTTTAAATTCACCAGGTGTTTCTAGTGAAAACAATACTCTTCATATAGGTAGTGGTACAGGTACTGGTAATCAACAGTTAAATGCTGCTTATATATCTGGTATTCAGGGTATAACTGTGACTGGTTCTGCGGTATTAGTGTCATCTACAGATCAACTTGGTGTTGCTGTATCATCTCGTCGCTTTAAAGATAATATTGCAGATATGCGTGATGTAAGTTCTCCGATTCTTGATCTTCGTCCGGTAACATTTAATTATAAAGTTGGTGATGATAAATCTGGTCAAACAGGTCTTATTGCAGAGGAAGTTGCAGAGATTATGCCATCATTGGTTGTATATGATAAAGAAGGATTACCGCAAACTGTTAAGTATCATGAATTGCCATCGTTATTGCTTAATGAATTACAAAAAGCAGTAAGACGAATTGAATATCTTGAAGATAAATTATCTTCTTATATAGGAGAATAATATGGCAGGTTTTGGTGGTCATAGATTAGATGGCAAGAATGCTCTTGCATATATGGGTGTACGACCTGTTACGCCGGCTCGATTTATTGTGCAAAAAAGAGCTCCTTTGCCAACTGATTATATTAATTATCCCATTGGTACTCAGTGGTTATATGTAAATAATGATGATTTAACAGATTCAGTTCAGTATGCATTGGTAAGTGTGGCTGAAAATACGGCTACTTGGTTACCATTAAATGAGTCTGGTATTGATATTGCTCCAGATCATTCAGTGTTATTAGGCACAGGAACTACGACTATTGGTTCTGTTGGTCCATCTTATTTTCCTGGATTGCCATTATTATCACAAGGAGACAGTGCTGATCCATCATTTGGAACGCTTGGAGTTTTAGGTGGTGGTACGGGTCAGTATGATTTGGATTCAAATGCAATATTGATAGGCAATGGAACAGATCCGATACTATTTATTGATCCAATATCTGCTGATGGTATACCGCTTATATCTCAAGATAGTGCATCTCCGATATATGGTGTTGCTTCTGTAGCTGGTGGTGGTACGGGGCAATCTAATTTTTCTCCCTATACCGTTATATGCGCTGGAAATACAAGCAACAATCCATTTCAAAATGTTGCAGATGTTGGCACTGCTGGTTATGTTTTGACAAGTAATGGATTGGGTCAGTTACCCTCATGGCAGCCTGTTCCTGGTGAAGGTGGTAGTGGTACACCTATTTCTATTCAGGTATTTACTACATCTCAAACGTATACGCCAACATCTGGTATGACATCTTGTATTGTTGAGCTTGTTGGTGGTGGTGCAGGTGGTCAGTCTGTTGATACATCATCATCTAATCCAATAGGAGGCAATGGTGGTGGTGGTGGTGGTTATTGTAAGAGATTTTTTCTTGCTTCTACTATTGGTGCATCTCAACCAGTGGTGATTGGTGCTGGCGGTGCTGCTGATAGTAATGGTGGTGGTTCTACATTTGGTTCTGGACCATTTATGGACGCTGGTGGTGGTATTGCTGCTTTGGATTATTCTATTCCTGGATATGGTGGTGTTGCGGTTGGTGGTGATTTCAATGTTGGTGGTGGTAATGGTGGGATATCATCGGGAACACAGACTGGTGTATTATTTGCTGGGTTTGGTGGCTCTAGTTTTTATGGATCTGGAGGTCTTGCTCAGGGTGATAATGATGCAGCAGGAGATAATGGTGTATCATATGGAGCAGGTGGTTCCGGTGCAAATGCATTAGATCCGAGTATGTCATTGGCGGGTGGTGAAGGATCTTCTGGTATTTGTATTATTACCGAGTTTGGTAATGAGCCAGGAGAAGGAGTTGCGACATTAACAGGTAATAGTGGTGGTGCAGTTGGTCCAGATGGTGGTAATAATATTAATATTATTGGATCTGGCGATATTGTAGTAACTGGTAATCCAGGAACGAATACGTTAACCATATCAACTTCATCTAATCCGATTCAATTGAATGTTATATATTATAGAAGTGGTAGTGGTACGTATACGCCAACTTCTGGGATGTTTCAAGTTATGGTTGAGTGCATTGGTGGGGGAGCTGCTGGTGGTGGTGCAGGTGCTGCTGCTTCTAGTTATATTGGTGGTGGTGGTGGAGCAGGTGGTTATTGTCGTGAATTATTTTCAGCTTCTTATATAGGTGCATCGCAGCCATATTCAGTAGGTGCTGGTGGAACAGGCGTAAGTGCTGGTACAGGCAACTCTGGTGGAATGACAACGTTTGGAACTACACCATTTATGATAGCATATGGTGGTAATGGAGGCAGCGCAACTAGTACTCATCAGATATCTGCTGGTGGTGACGGTGGTAGTGCAGTTGGAGGTAATTTAAATCTTAATGGTGGTTATGGCGTATGTGGTTTTTATAGTTTTTCTGCAACTGGTAGTTCTAGTGGGATACTTACAGGTCTGACTGGTACTGGTGGTAGTTCATATTTATCACCTGGTGCTGCTGCTGTTGGATTTTATCTTAGTCTTCCTGGAGGAAGTCCTGCTATAGCTGGAACACCCGCTCTAGGATATGGAGCTGGAGGTAGTGGTGCTCAATGGCAGGCTAAGTCATCTGGTTCTGGACAAAATGCTGCCGGTGGTAATGGTTCTGGTGGTATTATAATTATTACGGAATACATATCGTAAAATTTTGATGATATATAGCACAAATACCCTGGTAATAGGTCCAGGGTATTTGTGTTAGATGAGCTATTTTACTGAATAGGGTCAGTAAAATAGGGATGATTACTCTTTTTCAGTATCTTTTTCATCAGTTGGTGGTCCGATTAATATCCAGTTTGGTGTATCTTCATCATGACTAAGTTGTACATATAATAATTTTGCTTGTGTTGTTAAGCATTCGGTTCCAAATGGAGCATTATCTAGCTTGCCAGGAGGTCCATATCTAAATATTCTTCTTGGCATTTCCATATAATTCTCCCGTTATATTAACTTTTTTTATTATAATATGAAGCTATTTTATCAAATTGGACTTTGGTTATATCTTTCAAGTTATTTACTTTATAAAAACTCATTACTTTTTGTTGAGCATCTTGTGGTAATTTTTCTAAGAACTCTAATTGTTCTTTAGTTAGAGGTTGAGATGATACTGCATGACCATCGTCATTATCGTCAATATCATTTGGAATAGCAATCCCCAAAATGGATCGATACATGTATCTGCGTCTAAATGTTAAGCAACCACCCCATTCAGCATCTTTTGCAAGACCTTCTCTGAATAAACATTGAGTTGTTGTAAATTGCCCCGAGGAATGACCAAGGCGAACGTTTATTATTAATGAGCCATTGGTATTAATCGTAGTGAAATCGTACACTGCAAGGCCATGTGCTTTTAATACGGGCCATAATGGATTAAGCATATCACTTAAGTCTGCATAATTACCATAATGAGCTGTTCTTGATTTTTCAATAAGTGGGAATTCTGCTTGTGCCTTTGAAAGTGCAGTAAATAATTGATCGAGTTGTTCTGTATGTAAGATCATATTTGATCTTTCGTTGTTACGTAAATGATTATGACGACAACTTCTTCATCGGTAATTTCTTGTTTATCTACAAAGATTACTTTATAGTTACAGTCTGTAACTTTTGGCAATATATTTTCTTGGCTACAAAAAGCGGTTGTGCATAACAATGATGCAACCATTGTAAAAATTACCGATCTAATTCTATTTTTCATGATCTATTCATTTCCACCGCATATGGTTTTTAACATGATAGTATACATCTTTTAGGTTTTTATCATCGATATTTTGTATTATCTCTTCAAGAGAATCTGCTCTAGATTCAAACAATTGTTTCATTGAATAGTCTAATCTTGCTAATTTTGAGATATGTTCCATAGATCGATTAGATTCTTGTTCTTCTATAAGATAACTCATTGCATAAAGAATTGATTTAACTTCATCTAAAATCATATTAAAATCCAAGTTAATCAATTAACACAAGTGAACCGATAAAGATTAGGAATAAGGCAATGATTGATAATATTGAAAAAATTTTATCATATGTCTCTGCTAGTGGATCGATAGTTTCAACAACTTCTTCTCCTACAAGTTTTTCAAATCTTTTGTCAAGTTTATCTTGGACCGCATTGCAGCAAGCAATTATTAATAATAAAAAAATAGCAAATCTAATCATTTTAAAATCCAAGTGATTTAATGCATGAATCAATTAACACAACTGAACCGATAGTGATAATGATTATTAATATAATTGTATTAGATGTCTCTGATAGTGGCGCGATAGTTTGAACAACTTCTTTTCCTTCAAGTTTATCAAATCTTTTTTGAAGTTTATCTACTTGGGCCGCATTGCAGCAAGCAACTATGAATAATACAAAAACAACAAATCTAATCATTTTTATTCCCATCTATTTCACTTGGTCCATAAGTTCATCTCTATTAATAATGTAGCATATATATTAACTATTGTCAAATGTAAATATGTATGATATGATATAAGTAGATAATAATTTCATAGCTTTGTTAAAAAGAGAATATATGAGAAGAAAAAAGACATTTGAGAAGATAGCGTATGATGATTGTGATTCATTAAGATTGGTAATGATAGAGTTTTTAAAGAAAAATCCATTGCCATCATATATATTGGCACCAAAGATTGGTATTTCAGTAAACTGTTTACGTAGCTTCTTGATTGGTTCTAGAGTTACTAATTACCCACAACGAAATAAAATAAAAAAATTCCTTGAACAGATTGGTAAAAAGTAATAACTTATTCATAAGTTGAATAAAAAAAAGAAGGACTGAATTCCACTCAGGATCAGCCCCCCAATTGTCATAACCCCCATCCAAAGGTGTTAATAACATGTATAAACACATCCCGAAAATCTTGATAACTTACGAGAATAAATTTCAAGAGGTATTACAAAAGATAATACCGAAGGAGGTATCAAGGAGGTATTTATATGATTAGAATAACAAAAAGTTACACACTGTGTCAAGAAATTCTTAAAATAAACGATCGCAGTGCTATTAGTATTGTGAATACGTTGATTAGATGCGGAAATCAAAATAAGAGTATATTTTTAGGCCAGAAAGAAATCGCACGCAGATCTGGTTGTTGCGAGAAAACTGTCAATAGTTGGGTTAAGAAATTCCACGATCTTGGTTATATAGAAAAAATTCGTCGACCATATACTTCAAATATGTATAAATTGTCTCAAACATTTTATGATTATGCGCATATTTTAAAGCGTAAATTCAAATCGCTTGCTAAAATGATTCCTGCTACTTTTGTTGCCAATATTTTCTTTTTACCCATTGATGTTTTTGTAGAAAAAGTAACAGAAAAAATAGCTCCAATTTTACAGTCAAGTTACGGCCTAATTAGTCATGTATTTTCTACACTAAGTTATAATATAGGAGAGAGTCTCTTTAAGACGCCGAATTTTATTCCAGACAGGGTAATTTTAAATAAAATATCCAAAAAAAGGAAACTTATGACAGAATTCAAACCTTGTCCTGAGCTACTTGCTATCACAAAGTACTTAAATCTCACTAAATGGGGTCAAATAGAGTTATCACCATTTTCTGGAGTGGTACTTGGACAGGCTTTAAAATCTATGGAGAAACTTTCAAACAAACCAAATAAGCCGGTTGAGTGGATCTTTATGGCTGCAAAAACTATTTCTGAATCTCATGCAATTCCAATAAATTGGGATATCAGATATGCTTTAAAAGAAAAATATAACATGCCAAAGAATGCTCATTTTATATTGCCTAAAAAAATAAACTCTACTGTAAATCCAGAAATTTATATGACAACAAGAAAAAAAGATGCGCAAGAAAATGAAGCACGAAAAATAAGAAACGCTCAAGATCCAATAAAATCAAAGATGCAACAAGAATTCGAAAAAATGCTTGCTCCTCTTATTACACTTACAAAGGAATTATGTGCATAAGTATCTAGATATTAAAGAAAATATTTCTATATATATAACTTATCATCCAACTGAAACTATAAATGGTACTCCTTTACCAGAATGTTTATGGATAAAAATTACAGAACAAGCAAAAGATATATTCTTTTTAGTAGATCATTGGAAAAATGCTATCATGCTTTGGCCTGTAACTGATAATCTTTATAAGATATATTTTATTTATAAACGAAAATCCATTTTATGCTTAAGCCCAAATATAAAATTTAATATATTAGATGCGACCCATAAAGCTAATCAATGGGCTTTCGAAAATATGCAATTAAAGAATGCTTCTATTCTTTATGCTTGCGAACATAATACCGCTACTCAAAACCAAGTAGATTTTATGTATGATCTTTATGGATTCAAAAAAGAAACTGATTTAAATCCAGCTGCTGTATGTATTCAAATAGATGCTCTTCTGTTTGAAAAGCAATGGAATCGTATTAAAGAAAAAGTATTACCTCATCCAGATTTAATAGATAATATAGGCAATTATTGATATATTAACTTTGATATTAATAAGTTATTGTTTAAAGGATATAACTTTATGAAAACTTATATCATTGCTGGTAATCCCATTCCGTTAGCTAGACCAAGATTCTCTTTTAAAAGAATTTATGACAAACAACAAAATGAAAAATTCATAGCAGGAATAGAATTAGCTCAACAACATGGCGATCTACCATTTCTTTCAGGTCCTCTTCATCTCGATGTCACCTTCTTTATGGCTTCTCCTCATTCTTACTCAAAAAATAAAAAGTCAAAATTATGGGGACAGTATCATATCATTAAACCAGATCTTTCTAACTTGCTTAAATTTTATGAAGATTTATGCTCTGAAGTAATATTTAAAGACGATTGCATAATAGCCTCAATATCTTGCAAAAAATTATACGATGAACATCCTAGAACCGAATTTACTCTGAGACCTTTATGAAAAAAAGTACTAAATTAGTAAAAAACTTTAAACTTAACACACCAGAACCCGTTGTAAAGAAAGTTAAACGGGACTTAGATAGGAAAACAAGCCCTTGGATGGAGGATTATCAAGACTTTTTTACCTTTAGAATGCAACCAGTAAATGAAGGATTTTTAGAGAGATTAGCTAATGAACTTATCGAGTATGCTGAGAAGACCGAAGTACTAAGATTAGAGTGGTTCTTTACTAGCAAAAGAATAGACCCTTCAACAGGTAGAGTATGGGCTAATAAGTACCCTAAATTCGGTAATGCTTATAAGATAGCTAAACAGATAATCGGTATGCGTAGAGAAGATGGAGCATTGAAGAAGAAGTATGATGCAGCTACCATAGCACATGCGCAATGTCATTATGATGAAACATGGCGTGAAGTAGCTCAGTTTAAAGCAAAGCTTGCTGCTGATGAAACAGGTATAAGTGGAATTAAAATAGTAACCGTAGGGATACCATCTTTTGGGTCCTCTGATATGGTACCAGAAAAGAAAATTATAAAGGAATAACGTGTCTGTATTAACTAGAAGAAAACTTATAAACTCATTTAAAGAAGTTTGTTTAACATCAATTTCATTCATTGATGCTCATATGGAATGGCTTGGCAATCATCAAATAGAGCATAGTGGGGCAGCACAAGTGCATAGGCAACTACTCAATAGTTTGATGGTACTCCATGAAGCTTTTAATAACTTTGAAATTCTTTTTTCGAATAAATATAATCCTGTGCCTTCAGAAAAGTTGAGTCTTTACAAGAAGATTTATTTACATGGTCGTAGTAATAATCAAATCCCTGAATGTACTAATGAAGAATGTGAAATGGAAAAGGAGTTAAAGTTATTTCTTGCTGATGAAAAGATTCAAGAGGAGATAGCAAAGATAGAAGCTGAATTGGCTGCAAGAAATTCATCATCGGAGGTGCTATAAATGTCACATGAAGCAGAAGTGCTTAAACATGTTCTTTGTGGTGCGTTAACACATCTAGATGCTATTGCTGCTGAATTGCGCAAGCTTAACATTAAAGAGAAGCCTGAAGATAACAATCCAAATGATTTTCAAAGAGCTCGTATATTGCATTTAACGATGATTGCTATTAACGATATTATACATCCAGCACATAAAGATCTGTATCAATACTTTAAAGGTTATGATGAATACTTTAATGGTCTTGTTAAAAGTTTTGAGAAGGCTAAGTCTGATGGATTGGCATTCAAAGGATGCTTGTGTAAAGGCTGTGCAAAAGAACAAGTGGATGATAAAATAGTTGACAAAAATTAGTATATTGGATGTTATGAAAGAGCCTGATATATCGCTTACTAAATTTACACCAAGGTTTTATCAGCTTCCTATTATTGATGCCATAGAGAATAAGGGGTACAAGCGTGTTCTGGCGATATTGCCACGGCGTGCTGGTAAAGATATCTGTGCTTTCAATTTATGCATTAGGCAATGTTTGCGCAAGGTCTGTGTGGTGTATTATGTCTTCCCGACCTACTCACAGGCTAAAAAAGTAATCTGGGATTCTATTACAAATGACGGTAATAGAATTCTGGATTACATTCCTGATGAAGTTGTTGCTTCAAAGAATTCTCAAGAGATGAAGATACGATTCACCAATGGATCGTTGCTCCAATTAGTGGGATCTGATAATTATGATACTTTGATGGGTACTAATCCACAGGGCGTTGTTTTTTCAGAGTATGCATTGCAAGATCCAAGAGCTTATCAATATATTCGTCCTATACTTGTAGCAAATGATGGGTGGGCTTTATTTATATCAACGCCTCGTGGTAAGAACCATTTGTGGGAGTTATGGAATATAGCGTCTAACTCTGATGATTGGTTTGCGTATAAGTTAACAGTTGAAGATACGGGCCATATTCCATTAGCAGAGATTGAACGTGAGCGGCGAGAAGGTATTGTCTCAGAAGATCTTATTCAGCAAGAATATTATTGTGATTTCTCATTAGGTGTAGAGGGATCATATTACAATAAATATATTGATAGAATGAA